AGCTCTGCGTCAGATGTAAGGTTTCGCAGCATGGCCATGCTGTGGTTCATGGCTGAACCAAATTTTGGTGTTGCTTTTTGTGTGTGTGCGTATTGGGCGGCGGTAAATTCTCTTTGAGCCGCAGCAGCAATTGCCAAAGTTGCTCCTACAGCCGCTGCTGCCGCTGCCACTCCGCCCATTGACCATTTATAGGCTTTCATAATTGCGTTACCGGCAGCAAACGCGGCATTAACGCTCATCAACGAAGCTGCAACGACCGCAAATTCAACGGCAAGCCCGATTACGGCAAACATCAAGAATCTGGCTGATTTTGCAAAAATTCTAGACGTCGACGACGCCTTGTTCATGTACTGAGAAAGAATCTTTGTTCTGTCAGCAAGGCTGCTGGTAGCCCTGTAGGACTGTCTCATCTGCCTATTGTTTTGGCCAATAGAGCCGCTTAGCTGATTGCTTCTTTGTGTAAGTAGTTTTGACGATGCCGCAAGCGCAGCCATCTTGCCTTGGAGCTTCTCAAAACCTCGCCCTTCGGCAGAAACTATTACTTTTTCAATCTCTGCCATAGGACACCTTGAGTATTAACTAAGCAGATTCCTGCTCCTCGTTGTCGGCCTCAATAACTTTAGCACAGGCGTGCCTAATTAACCATTCTTCTTCAGAACAGCGCATTAGCTCAACCGGGTCGGTTGCAAAAAGTTTACCTAGCCTTGCCGCGGAGATAATACGCGGGTCCTCAACGAGAGCGTTAAGGACTATCTCGTAGGGTTTTCTTTTTCCGCCTCAATCGTGTCACCGTAGCCAGCGGCATCGATGATTGCCAAAGCGGCAGATTCAAGGTGTGGGTCAAGGCCAAAGAAGCCCTGTACACATTCGGGGATTGCTCGAGACGCACCGGTCATAGAGAGAACCGAAGGGGATGCAAAACCAAGCGGTCTGCCGTCTTCAAACACTTCTACACCATTAAGAATGATGCCGCGAGTTGTCTGACCAATTACTGTGCAAGCAAACTTAACGCCGTCGAGGCCGCTCTTTGACTCTGAACCACACTGGCGCTGCCAGGATTTCAGCTGGTTCTGAGAGATGTTTGGGCTCACGCGTAGCTTTACGCCAGGGCGCTCAGGAACATCAATCAAAATTTCAGGTCTAGAAACCTTTTTTGATATGACCTCTTTGAGTTGGTCAAGAATGCTCTCTCCGGAGTTAACTGGAGTGGCATCTTCTTCTGGGATTGAATACAGTTCGTCTGTCATGATGCAGACACTATCACGCTATGTGAGCGCGTAGTGAAAGAATCAGGTTCCAGGTGTGGCGCTGCTTGCCTGTGAAGGCACGCCGGAAATTGCGAATGTTAGTGCGTATGTTGCTGGCGCACCAGAAGACGAGTCACCGTCTGGCTCCGTAATTCCAACAAGCAATGCATTTGAATAAATGCGCTCTGATTGGTAGTTAGCTATGTCGCAATCTGCGTCGTAAACCTTGATTGTGTAATACGCGCGACCAACAACCTGGCGTGCTTCGTGAAGAAGTGTTCTTTCAGCGTCCGAGTAGTGCTTTGTCAACGTGATGTCGCCAATTTCAGCTGGAGCGCATAGCGTCTCTGGAAATGCAGAGCCACCTAGGTAAATTTTTTCAACCGATGCTGTAATTTCGCCACCAGATATTTGGGCAAAAAACAGACCAGAGGCATCGTTGCTACCTATTGCTGGCCCAGAAGTGCCACCCAACTGAATGACGGGTGTAATTTCGGCCAGAATTTGGCGCTGTGAAAGTCTTTTTGCCATGTTTTACCTCAATTATACGAGTGATGTTGTTAGTGATGATTTGGTGACCTCGACCTCAATCTTGTCGCCGATGCCGGACACGCGTGCTCCAACCTTGGCAACAATCTTGCCTTCAGCTAGTTGCGTGACAGGATTAAGTGCATCAGAAACGACAACCGAGTAACCAGGGTCAATTTCGTTTCCATTGGCGTCGAAAATTGCGAACAATCCACCAGACTTTGCAATTGGGTCAAGGATTGATGTGAGAGTAGATGCAACTCTTGCAAAAATTGTTTTCCGGCCGTCAATTGGCTGGAAGACAAGTCCTTCAAGGTCTCGCTCCGCAAGGTAAACAATGTAGTTCAGAACTTCTTGCGCGGTGATGAATCTAAAGTTGTCAGCATCCTCAGAAAGTGAGCGCGCTCCATAAACTCTTAGGCTTCCCTGAACAATGCGGATTGCGTTCACATATCCGGCATCAACCGTGTCTGTATCTTCCTTGGAAACCGTTGTTTCAAGGCCGACCACATATCTGGCAGCACCAGCTTCACCAGCGTATGGGTAAAAAACGCCTCTGTTGTTCTGAACGGCTGCACGCTTGGCTGCAACAAAACCTTCTGGCGGTATTGTCATTGTCAATGAGCCATTGGGAACCTTAATCCATGGCCAGTAAACAGCCATGTGCTCAGAATGGTCATCTCCGACATAGTCGGCAACATCAGACACAGCATCTGCTGCGGTGCTTCCAGCGGCAACGCTGGACAATGCAATTCTGTGGTTTGTGTTTGCATGTGCAATCAGCGCATTGACTGTTGTTGAGTCGTAGAATCCAGGAGCCATAACAGCTCCGGAACCAAGGTCATAGGTAAAGTAACCAAGAGCAGTAACAATATCTGCTGCCACTACCGTAGAGCCATCGTCGCCACCGGAAAAATCTTTGGCAATAACAGCAGCAGGAAGATTGCTTCCTGTAGACGTAGCAGTCACATAAAGCGCAGCAATTGGGCTGTTGTTGATTTCGTTAAGAACATCAGCCTTAGAAGTGTAGGTGCCGGTTCTGTAGACTCTTGTTCCGTTAAGAAGGATGTCAATGTAAAAGTTTCCTGAAGAAGGAACAGTTACTGTTGCTTCAAGTACGCCGCTGTTAGCCCATGTACCCTTACCTGTCGCTGTAAGCGTCATTGCGGTAGCTGGGGTTGATTCGCTGTCCAAAAGTGCGCATGTTGCTGGGTCGGAACCAGCTCCAGTTGCACGAGAAACATAAATGCGAGCGCCACCCTCTTCAAAGAAGGTTTTTACAGTCTGATGAACATAACCAGATGATGTGTAGCCACCATAAATTTCTTCGTATTGCTCAAGGCTGCTAATCAGTTTTGCTGACCCGGAAGGACCGCGGCTAGTAACACCTGCAACAAAAGCAGTTGCTGTTGGGGTCACCTGAACCGATGTCGGGCCCGTTCTTACTGCTGTTGTAACTACTACACCTGGCATATTTCCTCCGCTCCTGCTGGAACAATTAAATGAAAACCTAATTGATTATAGTTAGATGTCCGTTGGTTCTGTTGCAACTACCGGCGAATCTTCTTCGACGACATCATCCGCAACAGCTTCAACAACCTCGGGAGCTTGAATTTCTTCATCTACCTGCTGTTGTTCAGCATCTATTTTTTTTGACTTTTTTGTTGACTTTTCTTCAACTTTTTCTTCTTTTGAAGAAAACTCCACAACTCGCAATCTTCCAGAATTTATGGCTCTGCGAATATGTTCATTCTCAACACATACAGCAACTTCTTGTGGCCCAAGGTAGTTTCCAAATTTGTCTATCTGAATAACTTGAAAAGACTCATTTACATATTGAGCCATGCCGCTGCAGCCTTCCGGCGCTGATGTTTGAAGACTTTTAAAAATTCTCATAAGCCCTAAGCCTCTAGTTCGTCCTGTAACTGATTCATCGTCTTAACGCCGATTTCAATTTCGTCAAGCACTCCGAATGGTTCGCGCGTGACTACTTCTTCTAGTTCTATATCATAACCTAAATATGCCCCTGCCATAACACGGTCACCTTTTAATAGCGTTAATTCAGAAAACTCTTCAGAGAGAGTCTCCTCTAGAATTCTTGACTGGCGGCCGGCTGAATAACGAGATAGGCATGGGTGGTCTAGCAGAGCGGAGCGAACAACTGTTGTTAACTGGTCTCTCATCAAGGTTGCTTGCTCCGAGCCCTCAGTTTTTACCCATATATACGTCCTCATGGCGTACGTGACCGCGTACATGGGGTCATAATTGCCAATGTAGTTAGTGCGGTCGAATCTTTTTGTTGAGATAGCTACAGTAATTATGGTTGGCCATTCATCCAAAGCCAACGGCTCATAGGTTATGTATTTCAGAGGCGAAGGCAGTGCATCGGAGTCGAGGTTCCAGGAGTTCCTGTATCGGATAATTCTTTGAGGAATATCCTGCAATAGGTAAGAATTTATGTATTCCTTGGCGAACTGAGCACCATACATTGTTTCAAGCGTCATGGCAATTCACCTTCTACGACCCACTTTGCATAAGAAGAGCCAAGCCACTCTGCAAAACGACGCGGTATGAAAACAACCTGGCGCTTCGGCATCTTTGACGTCCCCATTTGGTGAAATTTTGCATAGGAAACGGTCGTGCCGAATTCAAACGAGTCTTTTGTTATTTTCGTAGCTGTGTTGTTTAGGTTTGCCAAGCTAGAGAAGAGTTTTCCACTTCTTACCATCGGTGGCGCTCCTGGGAATCTCACTGCTTTCCACGCTCCGTACTGAGCGTCAAGCGGAGACCATCCACCTGAAGGTAGGCCATTTGATGTGAAGTTTTCAATATTTGCAAGCCTTAGTTTGTTTTGAGCTGCGGGAGCGATTGGCATCATTGTTCCGGCACGAAGTGCCATTTTTTCAAGCTGTCTATCTAAGTTGCCAATATCTATATTGATTTCAATATCCATTATGCAATTCTTCGCCTTCTCCAGCGGCGTACAGCAAGGAGTTCTTTTTCAAGAAACCCTGTTTCAACAGGAGCAACTCCACGTGGGTTTAGGTCTTTAACTCCAACTACATCGTCATGCATGTTTTGCATTTCACGAGTAGCTGCTCTTAAAATCATCAATTTAAATACGTGAAGCTGTTCTCCATCCAGGCCGGCTGTATAAGTGACTGTTACTTCGTCATTTGACATAGCTCGATACATGTCTATGCCATAGCGCTGAACGATGTAATCACGTTCTGCCATTTGAACTACGGCATCGCCTTCGGGCGTTCTGAGTGAGACAGAAGAAACAGATACAACAGGAGTATTTCTTAGATAAACAGTTGCCGGTGTTAGCAAATATGGGAGTGTGTTTCCAGTCGTATCAAGGGTGTAGTCATAAAAAAATGACGCTTGCGGAATACTTCTGAATTCTCCGGCAATTATGTGCGTTTCCTCAAATTCGTCCACTTCTATTGGTCTTCTGAGATAGCCTTCAAGCTCGCTCTGCAGTCCGAGCAGAATCATGTCGGCTGCATCTCGCTGACGGTTGGACAAAGATATGTCCATATACGTGATTAGGTCGTTTATGGATACAAGCATTGATATGCCTTATCTACGACCAAGAGCGATGTCTCGACCCTCTGCAGCCAGAGCTCGTCCTTCACCTGCTTGGGTACGCACGCGATTGCCACGGCCGTACTGAAGTCTGTCCGCCAAGCGGTTCAAGGTATAAGAAACGGCACGACGCCACCATGGTGGTCTTTGCTCACCAAGAAGCTCTTCGTCTTCAATGTCGTTAGGATTAGGCACTCTAAACCTCCAAATAGTTTCGTTCTGATTATACG